TTCACGTGTAGCTTTTGTTCTCTGCATTTGAATCTGGGTATTTGAAGCCTTCTGCTGTGCTGCTGCTGACTTCTTAGCGGTGTTCATAGAGTTAACAGACGATACTGCTCCGACTACTGCTCCGATTACCATAACTACTTCTGCCATGACCTATCCTTCGTACTTATATACATGTTGTTCTTCATAAGGTGCTGCAAAAATAAAACCTAGTAGTACAGCTAGTCTTTCAGTAGTGCTGTTTGGTTCTACTACTGCAAATAAAACTTTGTACCCGACTGTATTGAAGAACTTGATCCAGTCGTTAAGTAGTGTTCTCATTTCAACGAAGGCTCTTTTGTCCATCTTGCTTACTCTGGGTAAGTGAACTATGATGTACTCTTCGTTGTACTCTAATCGGATGTCAAAACTTGTACCTTTGATTCCAAACAGGCTTGTTGAGATGAAGTCCATTAGTACCTTGGGTTCTTTCCTTGGATTAAACCCCAACCTAGAAGCAAGAAGTCTTTACCTGCTTCACTCTCGTAACGGATACGAACTGACCTACCGTGACCTAATACTTTAAGTCTGGTGGTGACCACATCCTCAGGATAATTGAAGTCAGACAAGTTGCTGGGGTTGACAACCACTGGATGCTTCAATCTGTATGCTTGTTGGCTAGTTCCAAAAGTCTCGTTAAAGTCCCAAGCGGTTGAGACCTTAAGTGATGACGGACGGATAGACTCGTAACCCGTGTTTTCGTTACCTGTGAAACCCTCTTCTGTAAGACGAGAGTAAACCACGATGTATGGTGCATTCTTCTTAGTGACAAGATCACCAATGAAGTCATAGCCTGTCTCAGCAAAGGATGAGTAGTCTGTGTCACCCCAGTCCAAGAAGTCAGTGCCTGTGAAGCCACCCATAGTTATCTTGTTGGTTGCACCGTCACGAACAAGTAGAACAATAGCTGGGTCACCCGTGTTAAAGGTTGACACCTGAAGGGATACAATGTCGTCACTACCCTGAACTACATCATCAGCACCGTTGTTAGCTGTTACATCAAGTTCTAGATTCTTAGCTCCGAAGCCTGAGTAGAATGACAAACCTACAACTGAGGATGTGCTTGATGTTTGATCTGATACCTTCCATGGGAAGAAAGCCTGTAGTGGGATGTCTAAGATAAGGAAGTTATTAAGCTTAGACGATACAGTCTCATTATCATCAGGGTAAGCCCAGTAGATACGTTTGTTAATACTATCGTAGGCAGCTGTAACCTTAAGCTTAGCATCTGTGCTGATATTATCCCATAAGGTCTGGATAGTAGGGATTGTTAAGTTCTGCTCTGAACCCTGTAGGGATACTGGGTCACTCTGTAGTGTATGAATACCGAACCGTGACCACCAGAAAGGTGTACCATCAGCTGATACAAAGGTCTCAGGCTGTAGTAGACCCACACGTGACACACGGTTAACGGAATACTGTGAAGCTGAGAAGATACCGTCAACACCTGTGATCTGCCATACACCGTTCTCAGCAAAGACAAACAAAGATGACTGGTATGCGTATAGACGTTGGATCTTAATAGCATCAGGAATCTTGATCTCACCACCGTCAGTGGCCAGCAAGTCTGACATGTTCTCAGATGTTGGATCGTTCTGTTGGTGACAACGGCCTAAGTCATTAATTGTGTCAACCAGTTTGGAGAACAGGATTGTACCTGCGTTCTTAGAACTCTCAAGACCTGAGTAAAAGATACGACCAGCAAAGGACTCAACACAACGGAAACGTGAGGTCTCAGCCTCTGTGCCTACGTAAGGACGAACCTTGTTAAAGAAGTCAAGTAAATAGTGACCGTTACCTGTAAGTGATGTACCACCGTAGATTAGCTCCCACTCACTTGAGGAATAAGCACCGTTTTCATCCTTACCTGAGAACCAAGGGTGAGTAAGGCGTTTGGTTAAGTCAGATGGTGCACCGTTACCTACGTTCCAACCTGCGTTCTGTGCATCGTACTGACGTGCGTTAGATGGTGTGCTGTCGTTTTCGTAGTATGTGTCAATGTCGCCCTGCCACTCAAAGTCTCTAGTCTTAAAGGCTACAGCTGTGCCTGTGAGAGTACCTGCGTCATACTCAATGGCTACCGTATTGATAGCTGGGGAGGATACTATAAGGTTACCCTTAAGGCTTGTGAACTGACACTTAACTGTTTCAGCACCAGCTGAACCTGCGTATTCATGGGTTGCAAGGTTAAAGGATGCAGCTTCGATCTGTGCTGAGTAAGGTAGATCAGCTTTGTTATAGAAGTAAAGGGTAGAACCCTTCTGTACCACAAGGAAGGTTAGGTCAGCATTACCGCCAACGTTAACCCAGTCACCTGTAGCAACAACTTCGGTATCTGACAAAGTAAAAGAAGACAACACATTGCTGTCCTCTACCTTGGCTGATAACCTACGTCTACGTGTACCGTCACGACGAAGGTCACAATTAGCTTCATTTACAGAAGCACCCTCAGGAAACGTAAGTTCAGAAGCCTCAGTAATGAGACCACGAACAAAGTTATTTATTGCCTTTTGACCTAGACTTTGCGGCATCTTTTACCTTCTTACGTTTGTCGAAGTCTTCACTAAACTCGTTTCTACGAACTGTAGCTGACTTACGTTTGGTTTTTAGGTACTGCTCAACTGCTGTCTGGGCTTTAGGTATACTTGAGTACCGACCACCTAGTTCAGTAGGAACACTTCCCTTCTCGACAGTAACAACAAAGAAACAATAACCGCCTATCTCCTTAGAGATCGTTATGGTTGAGAGCATCTTGTCAGTCTTACATACACACGTCTGGTTCTGTGTGTCATGGAAGAACTCAACCATTACTTTCTCCCGTATTTATTCTTAATGTTAGCACGACTACTCTTGTGCATGTTGTTCTGGATGTAGGACTTGAGACGACGAGACGACTGTTCCACCTTAGGATCTGGACCACCTTTAAACAAGGAGAAGCAAGCTGACTTAGACTCAGCTAAAAGCATCGGAAACATTGTATTGTCTAGATCAGGTTTGTGTGTATCTGTTTGACTAAAGATTGGGTAGGTAGAACCAAACGCACGAACCTTGTTGTTCTGTAGTGCAGCCTCTACTGTTGAATCGTAAGCATTCATGATGATGTATTCGTCATCGAAAGATGTGTAGTATGAAGGGGCCTTAGTGGAGTTGACAAAGATGTCTACACCAGCTTCAAAGGTCTCAACACGTAGGTCGTCTTCGTCCATTCGATCAAGGAAGACCATAGGCTCAACATAAAAGATAACCTGATAGTTCTTGTCTGCAGCTGTGCCAATGTTGTATTCAATACGTTCGACGTGCTTTGTGTTAATTGGGTAACTGAAGTGAGTAGGTTTAGCTGAGTTACCTGCAGATACAAGTGACATCAACTTATTATGCTCAGGAATATTCCGTGCAGCTATAATGTTGTAGTACGTGTCTTCAACTACTGAAGCAACCTGTTGAGCTTCGATTGTGTCACTAATGCTGTTGACACCCTCTGAGTCCATATCACTTAGAATAGACTGTACTATCTGTAGGAGTGTAGTCTTCATTATGTTCTATCCAGTACTACTACAAAACGAAGTGATGCGTGTGTTGCCGAAGCACCGTTTGTTGCTAAGGTAATAAAACTATCAGCTGCTACTGTGTTGTTAGTTGAGGGCACCAGTGTGTCAACGTCACCAGCTGCTGAACTTGTGTAAGCTACCGTGATAGTACCCATAGAGGCTGCTGCTGCGTTACTCACTGTAACCGTAGCATCTGCACTACTTAGGGTGCCTTCAAGAACTGTAACTACCTTCACAACCGTTCCTGCAAAAGGAATAGGGAGATAAACTGTACCTGCCGTTGAGATATCTGTGAAGAAACCTCCTAGGGAAAGTGCATCAAGGCTCTCTTTAGCTGTCCATGCTCCTGAACCTGAACCGTTAGCCATGTAGACTTGACCATAAGAAGCTGTAGAGACACCCTTAGGCTCATGCAAGTAAGGATCAGTAAGAGTGGAGTGGTTTACGTTAGCCATGGGGAATCTCCGTAGGGGATATATACTAGTGGCCCTGCCAAGGTAAAGAAATTATACAGGGGTCTGAAGCATCTGTCAATAGAAAAGTTAGTGGGTGCCCCCGTTAAGGGACACCCTAGAGTATTATACAGCAGGGTTAGTTACGATTGTAACGATACCTTCTGGACGGTACTTCTTAACACCGTAACGAGCAGTAGTAACATACTCGTGACGTTGGTTGTCTTTGTTGTACTCATAGTCAACCTCTGGCATTTGACGCCATGCACCAACGAATGGGTTAGCACCCGCATCAGCAGAGAAGAACAAGTTAGCAACACCGTTGTTAGATGAGAAGTCGTTGGCTGTTGAGCCATCTTTCTCTACCAACGCAGCATCGGCAACAGTTGTCTTCAAGTAGTTGGATGTGTATACATCGAAGCCATAGACGTTAGCTACGAAACGCATACCAGTTGCGATACCGTCACGAACAATACCTTCAAACATTGGGTTGTTTGACACGTTGGTCAAGTTTGTCAATGTGTTCAGTTGGTACTCAACGGATGGGTCAACAACAGCAACCAAGCCACGATCTGGAACGTTAGACTTCTTCAACGCATAACGTGCGAATGCAAAGTCAGCTAGTTCCATGACACCTGAGTTACCACCTGAGATACGGTGAGCAATGCCATCAGTTGTTTCTGCGGAGTTAGCTGATACGCCGACTTCTGGAGATGCAAATGTGGTTGACTCAAAGTGCTCAAGGATGGCACGTTCTTGCTCTGGTACAAACCGTGCTTCAAGCTGTGCTGAGTAGAATGAATCTTGCGCAGCTTTCTTGGTTAGGTATGTTGCAGACTGCAAGTACTTATCAACTGTGAAAGAGAACTCAGCTGTGTCCATCGGTGTGTAAGCAACTGCTGCATCTTCTGTGTAGTCAGCTACGGTTGTTTTA